AGTGCAGTTGTAGTAAACATCGCCTTGAGTAGGTGTAGCAGGGTCTGCTGTTAAGTTCTGCATTCGCAGTCTGCCGATGTTCTTTACTTGATTGTTTTTGACATCCACATTTCCTGTGTTGTCAACTTCGAAGAGAGTTCCCATTAGACATTCACCCACGATGTTCCATCATATAATCTGAGTTTCTTTGATGTGCTGTTGTAATAGACATCTCCTTGCGTAGGTGAAACTGGGTCACTTGTTTGATTTTGCAATCGAAGTCTACCGACATTCTTCACTTGGTTATTCTTCGCATCCAAGTTTCCTGTGTTGTCGACTTCAAAGAGTGTTCCCATTTTCTATCCTCATGCAAGATTATCATTGATGTATTGAAGCTCTTCTCCCGTGAGAAGTGGTTGGACTTCAACTGAAAGTGCTGCTGTGAGCTTCTCTAAGATACGAGTCTTCACATCAGCTGAAAGTCCATCAGCTTCTTCAAATACCATTATCGTTTGTTCGACCATATGAATCACCTTTATCCGAGTATGACGGTTGCAGTTCCGTTGTACCCTTTGAACTGGCTCACTGTTGAGTTGAACCAGACTTGTCCTGTCACGGGAGAGCCGGGGTCTGAAGTAAGCACACCGAGGAAGAGTCTTCCAGTTGCGCTTGTCTTCACGTCACCGCCTGCAATGACATCTCCTGTTGAAGTAAGTGCTCCTGTGGCAGCAGCTCCTGTGACTGTAAGTGTTCCAGCAATGGTTGCATTCTGTTGCAGCCAGAGGTTCGCCCATCGTGTAAGTGATGCTCCGATGTCGAATGAGTTGTGAACAGTTGGTATGAGTGAACCAGCGCCAGTTGCGCTTGTGAAGTTCGAGCCACCAACAACCACAACGTTCCCCGTAGTTGCAACACCGAAAGTGACTGTGCATTGTGTTGCAGAGTTCAGTGTTACTGAGAGTGGGTCAATCAATTGATTCGAAGCATTATAGACATAGACGCCTACGTATTGCTGGTTCAAATTGTGAGTGACTGTCACTGAAGTGGTTGTCGTGAATGCTTGCTGATACGCACTGCTTGTACCATATGCTGTGAATGTGCCAATCATGCTCATGACAATGCATGTACCAGTTGTGCTTGTGGCGAATGTAAGAGTTACACTATTTGCACTTGCAATCGTGATGTCACTAGGATAAATAAGCTCGCCACCACTATCATATACTTGTACGATTGGTGATGAGTCATTCAAGTTGTGTGTGACGGTGATGCTTGTTCCAGTGAATGCTTGCGTGTACTTGCCACCGCCGACAGCGAACTCTGGGTCGATATCAACCATCAGCTTTGTCGTTGATTGTGCAACTCCAACCTTCACTGGAAGTGTTGGACGAGTTGCAGTGATTGCACCAGCTGAAGAGTCACTGAGATAGTATGTGCTGCCAGCAGTCAATCCTGAAAGGAAGTCAATCACTCCAAAGAGTGTGACATCGCCAGTACCGCCGCTGATGTTATTGATGAACCCAACAACCTTCGAGTTTGTAGCAGTGTTCGCTTGAGCAGGTACGAAGTTCGTTCCATTGAATCGAACTGCATCTCCGTTTGAGCATCCACTCTGGTTTGCGCCAGTGATGATAACGCCACCGCCACCAGTACCGGGCGAGATGATTCTCTCATCAATGATGTTCGCGTTTGTAACAGTCGTTGATGTGTTTGGAACGAGGACACGAGCAAGACAGAAGTGAGTTGTCGGCGTATATGTTGGAGCAAGAGGCGTTGCTCCTGGTGTGCCAGTGACAACTGACGGAGTTCCAGCGCTATTGATGAGGACAAGGTCATAGCGGTTGAAGCTTGGGTCAGATGCAGCGATAGCAAGTCCGCTGACTCCACTGACGACGACTTTCGTTGCGTTGAAGAATATCTCACCGCTTGCCACATCTACTGACATGTTGAGTGGTGAGTGCTGTGTAACAGCACAGCCTGTCTTTACAGCATTCTGAAGCTGGAACGCTAAGTTGTTCAGCTCAGGTGCAAAGACCCGATTATTTGCATTAAATTGAAGTGCCATTGTCCTCTACCTCATGTGCTCGCAGTGAAGTTAAACGTGAACTCTATCTTCACTTCTTCTCCTGAGTTTTTCGTATATGTTACGTTGATGCGATTGAACATCGTTGGTCCGCTTGAAGCATTGAATGTGCCAACCTCACCGTACGTTCCATTTCCTTCTGTCACTCCAAGCACTGTGCTTACAATGAGTGAAGAACCAGGAGTGGATGAAGTGTCAATTGCTTTGCGGAAGAGTTCAGTTTGAAGTGCAGTATCTGTTGCAGTCACTGCTGTTGCCCCAGTGCCAACTGCAATATGTGAGAGTGCAGAAACAGAGTTGGATTGTAGTCTATCGCCAATCATTGCAAGGCCAGTGTTCACTACCTTGTTTTGTTTTTCTAGCTCAAGCTTCCAGTCGCCTTCTACTCTCTTGTAGATGCGAAGAGTTCCAATACAGTTGATTGCGTCTCGTAGCATGTTCTCCCTCATGATATAAATGTCGCGTCCTCTATCAAGCTTGCTTCAATAGTGAAGAAGCCGCCTGCAGTGACGAGTGTGATTGTGACTGAATCTGCAATATCAACAGCGTCAGTAAGTAGTGCTCCTCCAATAACAGGAACGAATCTTGCATAGATTCCTGCTGCTTTTGAATCGGCAATTGCTTGAACGACTGAGTCTTTGAGTAAGAGTGATGGGATAGTTTCGAATGTAACAGTGAGTGTGAATTGACATGGGTTAGCTGGGAAGTCTTCTGTCAAATCAATGCTTCCTGGGCTAAGCCCCGTTAGATTGACAATAGCATCAATGATACCCGGTGATGTACCACTGCTCCTGAATACGCTTGCTGCTGATTTGACTCTAGCTCGATAGTTTGTGTCTGTCTCTCCCGGCTTTCGAGCAAGCTTGAAGAGTGCTCCAATCGAATCAATCTCATCACCGACAGCAGTATCGATTTGTAAGCTGAGGACGAGGAGTGCAGTTTCTGCATCGAACGTGTCAAGTTCTGACATGACGGAGTTCATCCAGCCGTAGGTAACACTGCCGGCGTCGGTATTCCACCAACTAGGCAATCGTCCTAATGCCCTGTCGAGTCTGTCTGTCATATTCTATCTTCACCTATATGAGTATTTAAAAATATCAACTGACCGTGATTGTACCTGCTTTGGCCACTTGACTGACGCTGATTGTGACATCAGCCGCAGGAATTGTGAGTGTGCTATTGACGACGCCTTCAACTGATTGAATGACGCGTGTGAGTTCAGCCCTATAGACATCAGCTCCAACTCCCAAGCTGTTCAAGTAGAGACTGAGTGCATCGGCCACGGCGCTCTTTGTAGCAACTGAATCATATGCAACATCGACAACAACTGAGCAGGTGACAGCAATTGAAACGACAGTTGGTTCACTGACTGTTGCAACTACACCTGCTGCTTTTGTTGCAGCAACAGCAGCATTGACATCTGCTAGCACTGCTGGTGGCATTGGAATCTCTACGCCAGAGACGAAGATATCGACGTGTCCCAACCAGTGGTAGTTGTACGTAGTGTAGAACTGTGTGTTGTTGTCAGGCTTCTGTCCTGCAACTTGCCAGACAATGTTGCTATCAGCATCGAGGATGTAGTCAGTGTTGACAACGAATGTATGTCCCGGTGTTGAAAGGTATGTGCCTGTGACAAGGAGTGTGACGTCATTCTGAGCAACTTCGTTTGCAAGCTTGTAGATGAGTGTGCCTGTGAGATATAAGTGTGGTTCAGCCGCAACCGAGTTCGCCGGTAAGTCATTGACAGTTACTGATGCAACACCAGTCACAGCAAGCACAGCGTTCTCAAGAGCTTGAGCAGTTGCCAAGCCTGTGATACCGCTATTCTTGATTCTATCACGGAGAGCGGCATCAGTTTCAATGTCAGAGCCGCCAGTCATTGCTTCATAGTTGTTGACTGTGTCAATGCTTGGAATACTGCTGACCTTGAAGACAATCTTATTTGCGCCAACATTGTATGCAACACCAACTGCTTCTGCAATGCATTCAACTTCTTTCGAGAGAGGAATGTATGTTGTAGCGAAGTTGGTCGTAGTGTCTGGTCGTGTTCCAGCGGTTGTCCACCGCACCAAGTCGCCAGAGTATTGGCTATTCTCGCCAAAGAAGAAGAAGTCCATATTGAGCAAGCCGCTCGTGATTGTATCTGAGGTATTGTTGGTCTCAACCCTGAGCTGTAAGAAGTTGATAGCAGTCAAGCTCGGGAAGCCAGTTTGTAAGAGCGACGTTGCTGTTCTGTCAATTCTGACAAGGTTCCATCCAACAGCAAGTGTGCTTCCTGAGAGAGTCAAGTCTTTGCTGTTTGCAGTCGAACCACCACTTCCATACCAGAGCCGAATGTTCTTGATTTTTGCAAGTGTTGGCGCATCAGCAACTCTGAACCAGAAGAGCAAGTCTCTGCTGCTTGCATCTACAACTGAGCCAAGGATATGTGAGTAGGTGATGAACGCCGAAGCAGTTCCAGTCTTTCCGAGCTTCAAGCTCTTCGTACCTTGCCTGAAGTTCACGGCGTCAGTTGTGACGGCTGAGGCATCAACGTTGTTTGTCCATCCTGTGATGACTTCACAGTTGTCAGCAGCATTGATTGTTGAGACATCAACAAGAGTGTAGTCTGTCACATTCACCACTGAATAGTCAGTTGTCGCAACGAACGTGTGTCCAGGAACAGTGAGTACAGTTCCCGTAAGTGTGGTGATTGAATCAATGATTCTCTCATTGAGTTGATAGTCATAGATGCCGTCTACAAATGCATGTGCTTCGGTAGCGATGTTAGCACTGAATGTGGTATTTGCTACAACCAAGAATCGTAGTGGGTCCTCACTTGTATTGGGTTGAGTAGACACTACGCTGTTGATAGCAATTGTGAAGTCTGAGGGAGCTGCAACATTTCTTTGGAATGTGACAAAGTTATTCGCCTGAGAACCAGTCTTTCTCGTGACACCAACAATAGCACCAATCTGTTCAAGGTCTGTGCTCGTTGCAGTATCTACACGGCTACCATCATAGATGTTCTGCAATTGTGTGTACAGCAAATCAATCTCTGATGCGACTGATTCAAGCATCTGTCGAAGAACGCTTCCGACGTTTGCATCAGTAACTGTATCAATGTTCGCCAAGACATTCAGCAACAAGTCGCTGATGATGTCATTCAATACTTTGACTGTGAATTGTGTCATGCTGTCACCTGCTTCTTCATCTCAGCTCGTAGTTTATCAGCAGCACTGCCAGCATTTCTGTCACGAAGCTCTTTCTCGAACTGAAGGAAGTATTCAATTTGAGTGCATCTCTTATCAGCAAAGTGTAGGCGAGTTGCCTCAATACTCTGCTCAAACTTTTGTTTCATGCTCATGCTGATTCACCTGTAATGAAGTACGGGAAGATGATATTGAGTGTTTGCTCGCTATCGATGGGAGTGACCATGATGTCAACTTGCATCGTATCTTTCAGTACATTCACATATGATACTTTGATTGAGTCAATTGATTTGATTCTCGGTTCTTGAAGCAGTGCTTCTCGAACATGTTGACGAGCTAGTTGAAGTGTGAAGTCATTTGGTACTTGGCCGACGAGGAGTGGAAGTCGTGAGCCGTAGTCAGGGTGTAGTTCAAGCTCTCCCCGCAATGTCTTCACACGACTGATGACTGCTTGTGATAGGTTGTCTTGATACTGTATGATTTTGAAATCGTTGCCAGAGCTAATTCGAACATCATCATCAGTGGCGTGCTGTATGAGTAAGTCAACTCCCAATCTTGCTTGTGCGATATCGACCATTTAACTCACGTCCACGAATGTGTTTGAACCTGCTCCATTGATTGCTGTTGCATCGCTTGTGTATGAATCACCGACGAGGCATATCTTGTTTCCGTTGATTGTGACATATGATTGTCCGAATGAGTTCGGAGTGAATGAGTGTGATTGGATGTTTGGTGGTACGCATGGTGGGTTGTTGTGGCTCGGAACGAGTAGGTGTCCGTTCTGCACCATGATTAGGGATGAGACAATGCTGACAAAACTGTTAGAACCAACATCAACAGTCCCAGCAACACTGCCAGCACAGACCGTGCCACTATGTATGCATGTTCCGTTGGAAATAACAACCTTGACCATTGCGGTCTCCCTTTTTGTATATTCATATTCCTGTTACGGCATATTTAAAAATAATCATGTGAAGGGTATTGGCGTCTGGCTGAAGTTGACTGTCACCCCACTAATCGTCATGTTTCCGGCTGCATCAACTTTGATGCCATACCCATCTTTGTTTGAAAGCACAAAGCCACCATCGTGATTCAAGCGCAGACGTGCACCGCCGTTGATGTTTCCTGCATTGCTTGCTTTCAAGATGATGTCATTCGTCTCTGTCAAATAGACAATGCTGCCAAACGTTGAATTGATGAGTAGGAGTTCTCCTTGTGCGGCCATCGGAACGCCATCAGGATTCTGAGTGTATGAATCAACAACTGAACCAATGACAACTGGCTGTTGGCTTGCGTCACCATAGAAGGCGACAAAGACCAAATCATCAGGTGCTGGAAGTGCAAATGTTCCTTTGTAGTTGCCCATGCCGAGACCGACAATTGGGACGTTGTTGTACTGAATGTTTATGAGGTTCAGGTGTCGAATATTGACAGTGTAGTCTTTAGTGTTGGCGTCTGTGACTTTGTAAATTTGCAGAGACTTGCTTTTCTGAATCTCTTTCTGAATCATCGCCTGAATTGTCTTGGCGAATGTGTCAACTGCGAAGAGTGTCATTTGAGGTTCCCCGTCCACGTTACAAGTGCAGCGTCTGCTTTCTTCACTGCTTCTAAACCATTGATGTCTGCTAGCCCAGCAGTATCAATCACCATCTGCTCTGGGAGAGTAGTGAGTGAATGAGCATAGCCAGTGATAGTTGCACTGACATCATCCTTTGTGATTGTCCACTGCAGCTTCTTGATAATCCAGACGCTTGAGTTGTTGAATCGGTCATAATCTGTGAGCGTGAATGGTTGTCCGACAGTCATTGCTGGGTCGAACTTCGTCTTGAATGAGACAGCGAAGTTGCGCTCAATCTCAAGGAGCTTTTGTCGTGCTACCTTCTGGCAGTCTAAGTCGCTCTGCAAGTTCCTGTTCTCAAAGACAATGAAGTTGTAGTTCTTGTCAGTGACCGGGTTGCCAGAGCCTGCATTGAGTTGCAACATGATTGGGTCAATTGCAACGCCCCATGAAGGATAGAAGCCAAGCACAGCAACACTGTTCACGTTGTCGGTGATATCTCCGTAGTCAAGATTGAACATGTTCACGCCGAGCACGAAGCTCCATCCATTCGCACTCAAGTAAGAATCACTCTTTGAGCTAAGCAAGTAGAACGGTGTGAGCACAAGCATAGTTCCATCACCAATCTGTGTGATGATGACAGCATAGTTCTCACGAATCTTTGAGAGTACATCCTTGAGGTTTTGAGCGCTATCAACCTTGATGAACAGTGTATTTGCATTCACGTCTCTGAACTCAACATTCGGAATGATTGTATTTGTCTGGTCACCAAATGCCAACTGCAAGATGCCAATGTCAGCGTTGTTGATTGTGTTTCCTGAGGCAGTGCCAATGATGAGATTCTGGAGCTCGCCTTCTTTTCTCTCAAAGCTAAGTGGTCGCTCATCAGCCATCCCCAATGAGCCGTGTGCTTCGATTTCATAATCGATGCTATCTTTTGATTTGCTGAGCTTGATGCTTTTGATAAACCCATAGAAGACGCGCTTCAGTTGGCCAAGTGTCGGCACTGCGGGTTCTGAAACAGTTCTTCCATTTGCATCAGTGTATGGGAAGTCGCGATAGTACAATTGAACTGTGTCATACTTCTTGAGTCGTGTGATGTCGACTGTTGAAGATGTGACATTCTTCTGGCCGGGTAGCAAGTATGGAAGCTTGAATGTAAGCTTTCCATAGAGTTCGTCAATATCAAACTCACCTTCCATATCATAGGCCTCAGTAGTCTGAATGCTATTCGAACCACTGCCGATGAGCATGATTTGTTTGACTCCCATTTAGGAACACCTACAGTTGCCGTTTGCGTCGGCGATGAGTTGAGCAGTCTTTCTGCCCTTCTCAGTGTATGTCTTACACTTGAGCTTACCACACTTCTGGCATGTATTCACCAGAAGGTTGGACTGAAGTTTGATTTGATTGGGTTGCATTGTTACGCTCCCAAGATGTTTCTATCTTTCGCTCTCTGCTTAAGTAGCTCAGCAGGTTGGAAATTAACAAGAGCAATTGCTGTGCTCTGAATGTTTGCTTGCCTGTATTCAATGAGTGTCATATCGAATGTGACATATCGTTGCGTTCCTTGCACTACACCACCAGCAAAGTTCCCAACAATGTATCTGCCGGTGTCTTCACTGTCGAGTGGGCAGTCAAGATTGACAACAGTAGCATTGTCTCTGAGTCTATCAATCGCCATTTTCTTAGTGTTGATGTCATTGATGTCTGCTCCTGTCAACTTGCCTCTCAGCACGACTGTCTTATTCTTTCGTCCAGTGGTGACAACGGTGCCGCCGTTTGAGCCGGGGGATTCATAAACGATGACACCGAGTTCACCACCGAAGCTCATACTCTCAACGACACTGAGGTCGATGATTGAACCAGTCGAAAGTCGTAGTCTGTAAAGTGATGCCATGATAGTTACCTCTGTGTCGCCTGAGTCTCAAGTTGCCCAGTCAACATCTCTGCAAAGCCTCTTGCTCCTTGCGGAGTTATCTCTCGGCTTGTTTGAATCGAAATGCTTGGGCTGCTATTCACCACTCTGCTTGAGGAATTTGTGATAGTTGTGGCAGGTCGTTCAACTGCTGAGGTGCCAGGTTGTTGGCCAGGAGTGACTTCAGTTGTTTTCCCAAAGCCAAGATATTCACCGACCTTCTTGGCAGTTTCCCATATCCATTTGAACGGCGCTAGCATTGCATCAAGCATATCCTTAACGAATGAAATTGCTTCTCCAATCGCGTGGAACATCTTCTGTACCCAGGTGAGCTTCATGAATGCTTTGCCCATGTCGAGTATCTTGTGTCCGATGAACTCACCAATCTTCGCCAAAATTCTGAAGTAGAGTACGAGTGGGAAGATTGCTACCTTCACAACGAACCCAAGAATCTTGCCAATCCAACCGATGACATTGCCAAGTACTTTGAAGACATCGACAAGGTCGAATGCTGTTCCTTGAGCATCAGCGAATGGTGCAAAGATTTCAGAGATAGCATCGAAGAGCGGGTCTAAGATTGCAAAGATTGCATCAAAGACAGCTCCCACAATAACGACCAATCCTTTGAGCACCGTGAAGATAGGAGTGAAGACAATCTTGAGAACTGGCCCAAGTTTGATGAGTAGCGTCTGGAAGTGGAGCAGTGCTCTTCCAAGCACGTCCTTAATCGCTCCGCCAACGCCGAATACGAGCTTCTGGATGCCGCCAACGTTCAACTGCCATATCTTATACAGTGTAAAGACAGCTGCAATAACGATGCCAATTGGCAGCGCTATAGAGGCGATAACGGGGATGAGTGAGCCAATGCTTGTGGCAATAGCGCTAAAGATAGTAGGAATGTTGCTGAGCATAGCAGTCACGCCGCCTGAGAAGACGGTCTTGAAGTTCGAACCGAACGCTGTGATGTTGCCTGCGAAGTTCTTGAAGAAGTCTCCGAAGACAGAATCCATTGCGCGGCCATTCTTCGTCAGCGTTGAGAACGACTTATTGAAGTTCCCCATCGATTGGCTAAGCTGGCTCAGCCGTGAAAGAGGAGTTTGAAATGCAGGAGCAAGAAGAGAACCAATGAGCGGGAGGCGTCCCACCACTTCGGATATTTTGTCTCCGCCATGAGATACGAGCTCATCGAACGCCTCCTGCTGCTCATTGATATCCTTCAGATTCCATTCGACAGTCTGCAGTTTGATACCCATATCTTGGTTGAATGCAGCAATCTCTTTCGCAGAATGTCCCATCAGTTTGTACTGTTGAGCACTCTCCTTCAAGCTTTTCTGCATACCTTCAAGACTGGTCTTCGAGCCGAAGATGTTTTTACGCATCTTCATGATGGAGTCTGAGAAAGTATTCGCATCGCGAATGCTCTTCGAGAAGTCAATTACTTTTTCAAACTGGACCATTGTTTTCCCTCGAATCGTGCTCGTAAATGACATACGCATACGACTTGATGATGTCCTTGCGTTTCATGTGAGCCACTTCTTCTGCAGTCTTATTGAACCTCATACTCACGAGGTACTTTGTTCGTTCCCACTCGTCGGTGTCGAGGATTTCTCGGAATCTTGCAAAAAATCAGCACTCTCCTCGTTGAACAGATTCAATCCGTCAACTAGTCTTTTCAGAGAACTGACCTTGAGCTTCTTCAAGTCGAGCTCGCCGAGCTTCGGCTTCACAAGTGACCTGCTGACAAGCATGAGTCCGCGAGTGAAGTCACTCACATTCTCGATGTTTGCACAAAGCCTTTCAACTTGCTCGTACTCTTCACCGGTGGGTTCACGAAGCGTGAACTTGCCTTCTTTCGTTGTGATTTCGACGCTCTCATCTGCGAGCATCTTCAGATACATGGGTATCTGTTTCTTCTCAATCTTTTCCTTCGTCATTTCCTTCACCCGGCATTGCGCCTTCGTCAATCTTCTTTACTTGCAACTCAGTTGTGTTGTGCACAATGAGTATGCCGTTGCGTGCAGTGTAGCTCAACTCAACGAATGCACCATCAGGTACAATCGCTTTATCAGAGCACCACTTGCCCGTGCGAAACTCCTCATCCGACAAGCGGAAGATTTGCTTCGACTTCTTTTTGGTTACTGTTGTTATCTCTTGCATTTCGCATCGACCTCATATTGAATGAATGAAAAAATAAAAAAATAATTTAAAGCTTTCTTACGAAAGCTTCCACTTCAAGCCTTTGAAGTTCATCGTGTTCTTCGCATAGCCATCGAGTTCAAGCGATGCAATGTCGAAGCCGTCGAACTTCGCCCCAGTCACAGTGATAGTTCTCTTCGGCGATTTGCCAGAGACAACTGTCCCAGTGATGGTAAAGTCCGGCCATACACCAGCGTCAGGCGGGAAGAGCGTGTTGAGCGTATCGTTGTCGATATATGCTCTCACGATGCTGCCTGTGACGTTCTTCTTACCGTCAAGTACTTCTACTCCGTAGTACGAGCCAGCTTCGAATGCAACTTCATTGTCTGCAGCAACAGTGACAGTCATGCTCTCTGAACCGCCAATGATGTTACCACCAACGCTGATGACGATATCCTTTGCACTAATTCTTTGGTTTACCATTCGTCATCACCTCAGTTGGTGACCTGAGACAAGCTCAGTGTCACGTTGATGAAGTTGATAGCAAACGTCGGCTTGATGGTCATATTGACAAGCACAGTATCTGGGCTCGTTCCTGCGTTGACCTCTGTTGCAAGGTACGCATCAATAATCTCATCTAGCTTGTCTGCTTCAAGCAATCCATCAACTTGCTTTGCCATGATGTCACGGATTCTCTGCAGGTTCGGGTTGCCGATGAACGGATTCAACTGCGTTCGAACTTGTGCCGTCACGTAATCTACAATGCGAACAATGTTCACTTCATAGAAGACGCTTGTGGTTGAGGTGTCGCGTGTCACGCCACGTGATGCCTGGATTGCTCCAGAAATCTTCGTGATAGGCACGATTCTTGATGCAAGCAGTTGTTCCTGTTCGCCGTTGTTGTAGTACTGCCTTCCGGTTGATTGCAAGATGCTGACATCTTCGACGTTCAGCGTCTTGTGGGTTGGGCTAATGTGTACCAATCGTCCAGCCATTCCGCCTGCATAACTGCAAGCAAGATAGGAGCCGTTCAATACATATTGATTCCCATCAATCCTGTGCGTGTACTTCACGTTCGGTGCAACCAGCGAAAGTCGATTTCCAGCTGCTGTCCTTGCCTGAGCAGTTGCAATGGTTTCATCCACTGCAATTCCCGAAACAAAGATTGCATATCTGTTGTCGTTTGCAGCTCTCGTGTTCAACTTCCCAACCATTGTCGAGTGGAAGCTATCACTTGCTTCAAGTGAATCCCCACCCGGAATGACAAGGATGTCAAAGTCCTGGTCTGACAACACACTATCAAATGCTGAAGTGTAGTCGCTTGCAACGAGACCTGTTTCACCGTCTGCTCCACTTGCCAAGAAGGTTTGTGAAGTAACGCTGATAAGATTCGCGCTGTTTACGACTGCAGCTACAAGTTGACTGTTGCCATTGATTGCTGCTGCAATTGCTGCGTTGGTCGCGTAGCCTGCTCCACCATTGTTGTAGACTTCGAGAATCTGTCCGTCAGTTACCTGAACGTCCCGATTCGCCGGAGTCACAGCGTTAGCAGTGACAGTCACGCCGATGTTGTTTCCATACGAACCGTAGTACAGACCATTAAAGGTCATGACTGCGGCCGTCGGCCCTGCGCCAGCGAAGTTGACAGTTGCCTTTGCTTTGCTCGAGGCAGCGATTCGAACTGCAAGTGCAGTTCCAGCGCCATCGCGATAAAGCAGGTCAAGTCCCTTCGGCAAACTAATAGTTGCCACGGTACCTGTCTTGTCGTCTTCAAAGACGGAGAGGGCCTGCGAAAAGCTCGTCAACGTTTGCACGCTATTGAGTGGTCCCCAAGTTGCGGTGCCAATAATGGCAACGATTCCAGGGCCCGCTTGAGCTTGCAACGTGAGAGCTTCACGCACATTAACTCGAATATTCGGTCTTAGTGCCATGTGTCCTCCCTCATTGTTTTCTAAATACTGTTGCTTTGATGCTCTGGTACTTGGACTCAGGCATCACGCCTTGAGCATCCCACCAGTTAAAGAGTGTTGGGTCAGGCCTATCGGGGTCTTGTCTTGCCCATTCAGTCGCCTTCAACATTGTCTCTTCTTCTGATTTCACTTCTACCTTCTCTGGCTCTTCGATTTGCTCGACCGCCTCCTCAGTAGTAGAATCTGTGAATGTGACTTCGTCTGAGACTTCAATCGTCTCTTCTTCTTGTTTTCGTTTCTTTCCCATGAATGTCAGCCTCCTATGTCTTAATACGAAAGTGTAATGCTTACGATATTGTAAAAGTATGATGGGTCAGTAGGTTGAGTACTTGTGCTTCCAGAGACCCAATTTAAGATGGTTCCAGGAATAGGAGTAGCCTGTGCGACATATGCAACTGTTGTTGCTCCAATATTCTGCACACGATAGTTCCCAGCCGGAAGTGTTTCTGAAAATGTCGCAACATCACCAATGTATGAAGCAGTAGCAACTACAGCGTCAGCATTGTTGGCATCAAGAATTTGTAGTCCCGTGGCATCATTGCTCGTCTCCTTGACAACTTCAAGAATCGTAACAGTTTGTGGAAGAGATATATTGACTCCCGCTGCTCCCGCAAAGCCGAGAGTAGATGTGAGTGGTAGACCATGTGCTTCAATATAGACGGGCATGAATGGGAATGCTTTCCCATTTCCTAAATTATATAACTCAGTTATCTCTGTTACAGTGAGAACTCTATCCCAGAAGTATAAAGCGTCCATGTATCCTCTGAATGCTGCAGGCGCGCTATTTGCAACATCTCCTCCGACATCCATTCTTCCAGTTGCACCAAGATTGCTCACTCCGAATGTAAGTGAACCTTGAGATACTCCGTCAAGAAACAATTCCCATGAATTAGTGATTGCAGTGTAAACTCCTACGATATGCGTCCATACATTCGGGACAGGAACAAATGCCCACTCTTGAAAGTTAATGTACTGGTCAATGCGTAAAACATTGGAGCTTGCTCGGATGAATACTTGTATTCCTTGCAGTGCT